ATCTTTATCAGACTATCCACACCATCATGATCCAGTGACGAATCAAATGTCTCATCCAGGATCAGTAGGTTTGTAGCAGCCGAGTTCTTCATCTTTGCGATCTGACGCCATGTGAACAGAAGTGCCAAGTCAATCCGTTGCTTCTCACCTTCAGAGAAGGATGCATAGTTAAACTGATCACGGTACCGTGACTTGATTGTCTCGGTAAAGTTCTCATCTAGATTGAATTGAACAAAGAAGTCAAGGATCTGTAAGTACTTGTTGACAAGGGTATTCATCACAGGCAGATACTCCTTGATGATCTTTGTCTTGATACCAGTGTCCTTAAGCATCTCCATACATGCATCATAGTATGTACGTTGATCCACCATCTCAAGCTTACGCTCACCAAGTGTGTCACGGTTTTCTACCAGATCATTCAGAGTAGAGTTTGCTTTTGATACGTCACCCTCTTTACCTTCTAGGTTGGCAATATCATTTTCGATAGCAGATACCTGTCGTTGAAGCCGTGCGATGGTTGTATTGTTAGCATGTATTGTCGATTGTTTTTCTCTGATATCGGAAAGGTCTGAGCTGATCTTTTCAATATCCGATTCCAAAGCAGTAGATCTTTCAGAGGCATGTTCCATCCCTTCTTGAAGTTCAGACGCCTTAGCTTGTGCTGACTTGACTTTGGTTTGCTTAAGTTCTGAACTAATATCCTGGGAACACGAGGGGCAGCTATCGTTCTCTTCATAGAACTTTGCTTCTTTGACAAGAGCCTTGATTTGTGTTTTAAACTCTGTCTCGTATTCAAGTACCTTTTGCCTTTTGCTGTTGAGGGACTTGAGGCTGCTTTCGAGCTGAGGATGTTGCTCTTCAATGATCGTCGATAGCTCAGAGTTCGTGAGCTGTAGCTTAGCCGCTTCAGACGTAAGCTCAGTGATCTCTGCTTGCTTCGACCGTATCGACTCATCATTAAGGTCTGTGACTTCACGGATGTACTTCCTCTGTAGGTTAATCTTCTCTTTGATCAGCTCTAACTGATAGTTTGCATCTTTCAGATCATCCTTTAGCTTTTGAGACTTCTCCTTGATAATGTTGTTCATCTTTGAGAAGATGTTAATATCAAGTAGGTCCTCGATGACTTCACGACGATGACCGGCAGGAAGCTGCATAAAAGGAATAAATGATGATGATCCTAGCACCACGATCTGGTGGAAGGACTTGTGATTCAGTTTAAGAATGTTTTGTTCAAGGAACTTCTGATAGTCACGAGCATTTGACTCTTGGTTAATCATCTGTCCGTTCTGATAGATCTCAAACTTGCCAGGCTTGATACCACGGTGCACGATGAACTCATGTTGGCCAACAGTAAAGTGAACCTCAACGGCACACTGTTTATTGTTGATTGAGTTAACGAGTTGAGGCTTTTTGATATCACGATGTGGTTTACCAAACAAGGCAAACGATAATGCGTCTAGCAGTGTAGACTTACCGGCACCGTTTTGACCAACAATGAGAGTTGATGGTGATCGATCAAGCTGCACCTCTGTGAACTTGTCACCTGTCGATAAGAAGTTCTTCCATTTGATACTACGAAATTTAATCATGCAATTTCCATATTCTGTGCTTCGATATAGATGCCACGCATAATGCCTTTGATCTTCTCTTTATCAAGCTCTGTTTCAACGTTTTCTACGTACATATTCAGTAGTTCACTGGTATCCTCAACCGAGATACCTTCATCATCGACGTTAGTGCCAACGAATTCATCAAAGGTCTCTGCAATCTTCAGATCGTGTACACCCAACTGGTTGATCCGATCAATAAACCGATCAAAGGTGAAAGGATCCTCTTTCTTCAGAACAACGACCTTCACGAACTTGTTCTTTAGGTGACCTACATCTATACTATTATAATCCATTTTCGAGTCATCGTACATCACTTTTTCAAACATAGTGATTGGATTATACACCATCTCAAGCTGGCGTGAATCAGTATCAAATACATGAAAGTACTTCGGATCGTGAGCATCTGCCCATGTGAACTCGAGTTGTGATCCAAGGTATGTGATATTGCCTTGAGTTGAACGTGTATGGAAGTGACCAGACAAGACTAGGTCAAACCGTGAGAACGTAGATGCATCCATGCCGTGAGTATTCTTGATGCCTTTCATCATATCGAACCCATTGAGTTCTAAGTGACCCATGAGTACAGATGACTTACACGACTCAATAAACTTGAGTGAGTCAGCGTAGTTCTGGTTGTTAATCCATGGCAGCAATGCGATAGGACAACCACCGTACTCGAGTACCTTTGGATCCATCACGATGTTAACTTCGTTCATATAATGTCCCATCAATTCCTTGAGTGAACATAACTCATTTGTGTTCTTGTAGTAAACGTCGTGGTTACCTGGAATGATATCCATCGTAATACCATACTCACGTAGCTTATCTAGGAAATGTGCACGGTTCTCATTGAGAGCCTTGAAGTTGATATACTTACGATGGTCGTAGTAATCGCCTAGGTGCAAGATGTGTTTGATGTCGTTTTCTAACAGATATGGAAAGAACACATCTTCATAGAACTGACGCTGGTACTCAATAAAGATATCAGATGAGTTTCGTACACCACAATGTGTATCATTCAGTATTGCTAATTTCATTTAATATATTCCGTTCTGGTATCCTGTCAATAATAGCTTCATCCCATAAACAGCTCAAGACCCTTTTTCTTGGCTTCCTTGTCACGTTGCTTTTCTTCCTTTGCAAAGTCTTTGATTACAGAATCAGAGTGCTTGACCTTCTCGATACGTCCACGTAGTTCATCAACAAACATACGTTCAGCTGAGTGGTGTCCATCATCGTGTTCACCGTATGCGATTAGGTCTTCAATACCTGCCTTCTCAATGAACTTAAACTTAACGTCTTGCTGCTTCTTCTCTTTTGCAATTCGACGTAGAAAGGCGTAGTAACAGATCTGGGTAAAATATGCGAATGCGTTAGGGTTACCAGTACGAGTAGCAGCTTCAATATTGTAATTTAGCACGGCCTTGAGACAGTTCTCAACGGCATCCATGACCATCTCTTCTCGGTAGGTATACCGAATGAAGTTGCTCTTGTGTGATAGACCTTCTGATATCTTGAGGAAGCAGGTTGCAATGTAGTTCGGTACCTTCGGTACCTCACTGCCTTCGGCTTCTGCTTGGTTGACTTGTTTTACATAATCGACAACAGCAAGGGAGAACTCCTTGTTATTGACGTAATGCGGCTTATCCTTGGGTTTCATTCATTACTCCTGGTATATCTTTATGGTATATTATAAACCATATCTCAGAAAAAGTACATATAAAAATAATACTAAAAAGGGGTGTACAAATCCTCCTTTTTGTGATATAATAGAGAGGTGCTCAGGGGGAAGGGGAGTATACCATTAATGGAATGTCTTAGGTCCACTCTTCTTAGTTTCAACAACTTCAGTTGGTTCATCATCTTGTTCAAGTGTTCCTAGACAGTAGTTAATGTATGTCTCTTTGATATCATCAGTCACTTCACACGATGCAATCACATGGAGTGATGAGATCTGAATGATATTATGTTTTGATACTGGCATGTAGTCAGACATGTAGTACCGTTCCTTACCAGCATCAGCATCAAAGACTGACTGCATGAGTACTGGTCTCTCGACGAGGATATTCAATCTTTCGGCATCTAAGTCATTGATCAGTCCAATTAACTCTTCGCCTGACGCCAATTTCATATGGCGAATGTTTAGTTCTGATATCTCATCAATCATAAAGGAATCTCATAGATTTTGTATTTGAATTTCTCTTTAGTATATATCTTTATTCGTTCAGCGGCATGGGTAAGTGTGTAGTTCTTGAAGGATTTCCAGGCAATGTCATCTGCCACATCGTAGAGTTTCGTTGCTCTTCCGTCATCTGATTTACGAAGTCCCCTACCGATGGACTGTAGAATCTTGATTTGGGATTTAGAAGGGCTAGCAAAAACAACAACATGAAGATTCCTAATATTGACACCAGTGGAAAAGGTTCCGAGTGATGCAACGATGACTGCATTCTTCTCAGTCTCCGTGATCCGCCGTACTTCCTCGCGTACGTCGACGCCTGTCTCGCCCGATACATAGAATATTTTTCGTCTACGGTGAGCTTTTTCTTTAATCTGTTCGTATAGTGGCTTGCCGTGTTTCTCGACGTATTGGAATAAGACGAGCGTGTTACCATCTTGATCCAGAGCCAGATTGCTAATAAATGCATTACGTTTTTCATGTCTTACGATATAGTCCATCTCGTCCTGGTACTTCTTCTTTCCCCATTTCCTTCTTACCTCTTCGGGGTACTTCATGAGTAGCACAGAGATATCAAGATCTGAAAGAGCACCAGTGTCCATCAGTGTTTTTGTTGTAGTCACATAATATGCTGGACCAAACAAACCTTCGAGGACAAGCTTGTGTGTCTGTGTCCCGTCAAGAGTACCAGTTGTACCGAACCGATACTCTGCATCCTTCATATTCGATAGGATTGTTGTGAGTGATTTAGCTTTAAAGTTGTGTGCCTCATCACCAAATACACAACCAAACTGCTCAAACCACGGTGACTTTAGCTTATAGATAGACTGCCAAGTCGTAATGATTACCCGCTCGTGATTCGCGAACTTAGGTTGCCCGGCGTAGATAAGGTGACAAAGGTTTTCAGCATCGAAACTATCATCATGTTGGCTGTAGTCCATAAAGTCAGAGTACATCTGCCTAACCAAGGATGTGGTCGGTACAACAATGATTGCTCTCTTGTCGTGATTAGCAAGGTACCATCGCAGAATACAATAAATGATGAGCGACTTTCCAGATGCTGTAGGTGATACAAGAAGGCCCCGTTTCTGACTGAGACCGTGTTGGATCGCATTGAGCTGATAATCACGTGGTTCAATCTTATTACCTGATGCTGTGAGTGTGAGATCCCTAATGTATGACATATCTACTGGTGTGTCGGTTGACGGCAAACCATAGTAATTGTCATGCTCTAGTTCGATTTTGTAGTCTCGACCTTCGGCGTTTGCGAACTCTTCTACATACTTGTATAGTCCTGCGTAGAGCTCTTTCTTTCGTGTA